AGTCGAACAGCGCGTGCAAATTCGCGGTGGCATATATGGCACAGTGGATTTGTATGACAAACGGCGCGGCATCGTGCTGGATTGGAAAACAACCGGAACTTCCGGCCTAGAAAAGAGAAAGCGCAGCGGTGGAACGAATCAACACATCACACAGGTTCAGCTGTATGGGTACGGCAAAGAAAATCAAGGCGCACCTGTTTCTTTTGTGGGATTGGTGTATCTTCCCACTTCGGGTTCTTTATCTGACATGGTTGTTGATTTGCATCCATACAACCGCGAGGAAGCAGAAAAGGCGCTTGCCAGAATAGATGACATCCAAACGATGCTTTCCATGATTGATGTGGAAAACAATCCGCAAATGTGGGAGCAAATCCCAAGCAGTTCAGACCGCTTGTGCATGTATTGCCCCTACTTCAAACCATATTCTGAAGACTTAGCAGCCGGCTGCCCCGGTGACACGAAATTTGGAAACCCCAAAAAATAAACAAAGAGAAAGGATGAACATGGAAATGTTCTCAGCACCATCCACCCCGACCACCGGGGTGAAGGTTGCCGACCTAGAAGGAAAACTTCTGGTGATTGAGCCAACCGCATTCAAAGCTGACATCAACACAGTGCATGGCGTAACTGATGCAGTGCAAGTGAATCTGCTTGAAGTGGATTCTGGAACCCGACACAGTGATGTGTTGTTCTTCAATGTTGCGTTGAAGAATGCACTCAAACCCAAGATTGGCCAGAAAGTGCTGGCCAGGGTCGGCAAAGGTGTGGCCAAACCTGGCAAAAGCGCACCTTGGATTCTGATTGATGCATCAGGTGAAGAAGGTGCAATTGCCAAAGCACAAGCAGCGCTTGGTGCTTCAGCGCCAGCAGCTACGCCAGCGCCGGCGGCAACGCCGGACATCAACAGCCCTGAGATTGCAGAGCTGCTGAAAAAGTTAGGCGCAACGCCTATCAAGTAAAAACCCCCGCTGGTGCAGGGGATTGCATCAGCGGTCTTAGCGGTGGGTGGTCGCAAGTTATTCCCTTTTCTTGCGCAGGTTCGATTCCTGCCACCGCACGCGAAAGGAGAAGAAATGCCCGCGTATCAATTTGTTTGCCCGCGATGTGAAAAGAATGAAGAACGAATCTTTTCCATGAGCGAAAAGCACCATGCGTTGTGTGAAGATTGCAAGTGCTTGATGAACAAAGTTTTTTCCGCGCCAGATATTATTTTGAAGGGAACCGGATGGGGAAAGAACTAAGTGACTACGGCGCACTAGCACTGGCGCTGTGGGATGAATATCGCGATGAACTTCCTGATTCACCAGGAAGAATGACCGAACGTTTGCTGAAGAATCTGCGTGCGCGTGGATTTGATTTGATTGACCACCAATACAAGGATGACAATCCCAATGGCGCGGTGGAGCGAGAGAGTGACTACAAAGGGAGAAATTTGTGAGCCAAGAAATTCTGACCCAAGCGCTGAAGTTTGCAACGGCGGGCATCTCTGTTGTGCCAGTTGCAAATGACGGCAGCAAAAGACCGGGCATTGATAGCTGGAAGAAATATCAAGAACGCCAACCTGAAGCAAATGATTTGATGCGGTGGTTCTCCAAACCGCAAGATGGCCTGGGGCTAATCTGCGGCAAGGTCAGCGGCAATCTGGAAATGCTGGAACTTGAAGGTCGCGCAGTGGCAGAAGGAATCCACGAACAAGCCGCCGACATCGCCGCCGCCAGCGGCCTTGCTGACATTTGGAAAACCATCAATGATGGATACATCGAAGTGACACCATCGGGCGGATTGCATTGGTTGTATCGCATCAGCGATGGAGAAGTTCCCGGCAACACCAAGATTGCCCGCCGACCAGGTGAGAACGGCGGCGTGGAAGTTCTAGTCGAAACACGCGGCGAAGGTGGATTTGTGATTGTTGCGCCATCTGCCGGTGCCATTCATCCATCGGGCGGCGCATGGAAAATCTTGCATGGTTCGCCAGAATCCATTCCGACATTGACCTTGGCAGAACGAGAAGCGCTGCACGCAATCTTCCATGCATTCGATTCGATGCCACAGGTCGAAGCAATCAAACATGAGATTGCGCCAAGCAATGATGGAACGCTTTCGCCCGGTGATGATTACAACCAGCGGGTGCAATGGGAGCAAATACTCGAACCGCTTGGTTGGAAGAAAGTCTTCACCGCAAAAGGAACGACCTATTGGCGCAGACCTGGAAAAGAAACGGGCATCAGCGCCACCACAGGTCGCAACGGCGGTGACAATTTGTTTGTCTTCACCACTAGCACGACCTTTGAAGCAGAGAAACCTTATTCAAAATTTGCAGCTTTCGCGCACTTAGAACATCAAGGAGATTTCCGCGCAGCTGCCAGAGAACTTCGCAAGATGGGTTTCGGCGGAATCGCGATGGCAACCCCCGTTCTTTCCTCACCTGCTTTGATAACACCGCTGGATGAAGAAGGAAACCCCAAACCTGAATCCAGTTGGATTCCTCATGAAATGGATTGGGAAGATGACGGGCAGGACATCCAGCCGACAATCTTCCGCCGGGAAGATGGCAATGCGGTTTTCTATCCCGGAAAAATCAATGCGCTGTTTGGTGAAAGTGAATCGGGAAAGACGTGGGTGGCGCTCGCTGCGGTAGTCGAACAACTGATGGAAGGCAATCCTGTTTTCTATCTTGACTTTGAAGATTCGCGGCATGGCATCCGAAGCCGATTGAAGGCGCTAGGAATCGAACAAAGTCATCTGCGCACCTTCCGGTATTCCAATCCCGATGATGCCTTTGATGTGGCAGTTCGGGATTTTCTTCAGGTGGCGTTGGAAGAAAGCAAACCAACGCTGGTGGTGGTGGATGGTGTTAATGCGGCGATGAATCTGATGGGTCTTGATTTGGAGAAGAACAAGGATGCCACCTACTTCTCGCAGATGGTATTGCGCCCGCTTCGCAACTTTGGTGCTGCGGTGGTAACGATTGACCACGTTACCAAATCCAAAGATTCACGCGGGAACTATGCCATCGGCGCACAAGCCAAACGTGCTGACATTGACGGCTGCGCGATTGCGGTGGAGATGGTCATGCCATTTGGTCGGGGTGGTTCTGGTGAGTTGCGATTGAAGGTCACGAAAGACCGCCCTGGCTTCGTGCGTGCCATCTGCCTTGAAGCCACTCAATTGGGAACAGTTCATCTTGCTTCCAATGGCGATGGCGTGGGCATCCACTTCGCCGGTGCGACACCGGAAGCGATGCCAGACAAACGCGAGATTGTCCGTTCGGCAGTTCTCAAATACATGAAAAGCCATCGAACTGAAATGACCCAAAATCAAATCCTTATGAGCGAGGAAATCCCGCATCGAACAGATGCGGTCAAAGCTGCGCTGATGTCACTGGCGAATGATGGATTGCTTGGCTATCGGGAAAAAGGTAGGGCGAAATTGTTCACATGGCTTCGCGATAACGAAGGAGATGAACCTTGGCAACCATTGAATTCAGTTTCCATTTAGTATTGACCCACAGTGCGGGTCAATGGGTCAATAGCGGGTCAATAAAGTGGCAAGGCGTAGGGGTTTCTATTGACCCATCATTCCCCCCCCTATGGGGGGAATGTGGGTCAATACCCGAAGCGGCGAATTTGGCCATCTCTCATGGATGATGTTTTCCAATCTTCTTGGTGTAAAAGTTGCCGCGCCGCAGTTTGGTCAGGGTACTTTCGCGGGAAGATTCTGATTGAACTTGATGCCAAGTCACTCAACTATTTTGAAGAAGCAAAAGCGATTGAAGAAGGGTGCATGACCTATTTGTGCCAGCCGGAATCGAACGGGCAGTTTTGGGTTTCGATTCGGGATGCCTATGGAGTGAACTGGTGGCACAAGAAAGTCATCAACAACAGCGCCGGGTCATTCGTGGTTCTGGCAGAGCATCGCTGCCACAGCCTTCGGGCGATGGCAAAGCATCAAGAATTTTTTGGCAAACGCCAGAAGCCAACCGGCGGCGGCGATGATGATGGAAGGATTCCGTTCTAATGGAATGTCAAAAGTGCCAGCGCAACACCAACCAAGAAGAAACCTATCTTTGCAGGAAGTGCGAATCTAGACTTCGGGTCTATCTTCGCGACCTTCCAGGATTGCATCATGAAGCGGGATTCTTCATTGAACCTGTCAGAACCGGCAAAGGTGGCAGACCATCGGAGCGTTCGATTGGCATCAATGTCACTGCCCTGGATTTCAGTATGGCCACCGAAATGCTGCGCATCCTTTGGTCATGGGAATCCCTGATTCGGGATGAGCTGCAACTGACCAAACCTGGATTGCTTCCGCCCGATAAGGTCGAGCGAGAAGTGGAGAAGACCTGCAATTTCCATCTGATACATCTGACATGGGGAATCCAAAAGGATTGGATTGGAGATTTCTTTGATGAAGTCAAAACAATCCACAGTCGCGGGATGGTAGCTGCTCGCCGATATGTCGAAACCCCAAGGCGCATCCCATGCCCCGCTGAGATTGATGAGGATGTTCCCTGCGGAACCCCGCTGCTAGTGGAAGCGCAAGACCTTGAAGCTGACATCGAATGCCGCCGCTGTGGAACTTACTGGTCAGTGATTCGATTGATTGCGGTGGTTGCCACCGATAGAAGCAAACCATTCATGTTGGACATCCAAGCCATTTGTCTGTGGTTGGGAGTAAGCAAGCGGCAGGTGTATCGCATCATTCGCAAACATGGGATTGAGAAGGTCGGCGGGAAGTTTAATGTTCATCAAATCATGGATGCACGAAGGCAAGAGTTCGTTTCATCATGATGTCACCAAACGAAGTGATGTCACAACTCTATGCTACAATTGCAGCGCTTAGGGTGTATCTATCACCGAAACATTTCTTGGGGTTTCTTATGGCTCAACAATCCTTTCCCATCTCCATTGAAGAAGTGGATGAAGCGTTGAACCATGCCACAACAGCAAAACTTTTCTTGGATTTCACACCAAAAGAAAAAGAAATCATCAATCAATTCATTGATGGATTATTGGATGCAAGGTTGGAGTTGATTGGCAAATGATTTCCATTGCAGTGACAATCGGTGATGTCACAACAGAACTTGAAACAGACAATGTGCTTTCGTTTGATGCGATTGAAAGTTTGCTATCACGCGCAGTTCAATCCACGCTTGCTGCATATTCAGCAATGCCAGATGACAAAGATGATGATGAAGACATCATTGACAAGGAAAATGACTTCTGAACATAAGTGTTCACATTGTCAGCAAATAAAAACAACAGATAACTTCTACACGACCAAAGGCAATAACGGCACAAACAGAATGCGAATGTGCCTGGAATGTCGAAAGAGTTACCGCAAGAAGTCGCTTGATTATTACGAACAAAAGATTGCAGAACAAAATGGATTGTGCGCAATCTGTGGTGTTGGTGAAGTAGAGCATGGAAGAAAGTTCAGCATTGACCATGACCACAACACTGGAAAGTTTCGTGGATTGCTTTGTGTTCGATGCAATTTTGGAATTGGATATTTCAAAGACAATCCAAACACAATGACCAAAGCTATCCAGTACCTACGCACCCACAAGCCATGAAGATGAATCGTCCATGTGTGGACTGCCAATCGCTCACACGTTCAACACGTTGCACAGCTTGCCAACGAATCAAAGAACGCAATCGCCCATCATCAACTCAAAGAGGTTATGGGTCGGCGTGGCAGAAGATGTCAAAAGAAATGATTGCCGCCCATCCCTTCTGTGAAATGTGCGGCACGACCAAAGACCTCACCACTGACCACATCATTCCTTTGTCTGATGGCGGCATTTCGGTTTGGTCAAATCTTCGCGTTTTGTGCAGAAGTCACAATTCGGGCAGAAGGTAGAAACCCCCACATATACCCCCTTCCGGGCATCCCCCAGTACCCGCCTATTTTGCGGGTTGTATAACCGACAAAGACCCCGCGTACCCAATAACGCAGAAAATCTCAGAATTTATGATTTCGGATTTATGTGTTATTTGTGATTTTTTATGACAACAAAAACAAAAAGGAAAAAACGGACATGCCAGCAGGAAGACCGCCAAAGCCGATTGAGCAAAAGCGCAAAACCGGCAGAACGCCAAGCACCGATTCGGGTGGGCGCAAACTTCCTGAGATTGCAACAGTCACAGTTTTGCCAATGGCAACATCGGTTCCCGAACCACCAACCGACCTTGGGCTTGAAGGTCGCGACCTTTGGGAAAAAACTTGGAACACCGCAATCACTTGGCTTTCACCAATCAGCGACATGAAGCAAGTGGAAAGCGCTTGCCGATTGGCTGACGATGTTGCACTTGCGCGGCAGGTTTATCGAACAACAAGAGATGTTGCAGACGGAAAGTTGTTGGTATCGTTCTCTGATGCATTGCAGAAATCGCTGACAGTTTTGGGCTTCAATCCTGTGAGCAGGTCGCAACTGGGGGTTGCAGAAGTACGGCGGGCAACAGCACTTGAAGAACTCATCCGGCAAAAAGAGAGCCGCTAATAACACCTGGCCACCACGATGGCTGACACCAGTTTCGGCATCTGACCAAAAACGTGGTGATGGTGAACTTTATTCAGCCTTCATTGAAACAGTTTGCAGGGTCACCAAAGATTCGATTGCAGCACCAGCAGGTGAACTGCTTCAGCTTCGACCTTTCCAAACCGAATTACTTTCACATCTGCTCGCACGCCGACCTGATGGAAGATTCAAACATCGCGCAGCACTCGTTGGTATGGCACGCAAAAATGGCAAGTCGCAATTGGCAGCCGGTGTTGGTCTTGCAGGTTTAACACTAGGCGGCCAAGGTTCAGAAATTCTTTCTTGTGCAGCAGACCGCGACCAAGCACGAATCGTTTTTGGAACAGCGCGGCGGATGGTTGAGTTGGATGACGAACTTTCGCGGATGTTCAAGTTGTATCGTGATGCCATCGAATTTCCAGACAAAGGTTCGGTCTATCGCGTTCTATCTGCTGAGGCTTACACCAAAGAAGGTTTGAACCCTTCGCCAGTCATCATCTTCGATGAAGTTCACGCACAACCCACGCGAGAACTTTGGGATGTCATGTCACTTGCTGGTGGCGCTCGCGCAGATTCCTTGCTTTTTGGAATCACAACCGCCGGTGTCAAAACAGCAGCCAACGGCCAAGATTCACTGTGCTTCTCGCTTTACGAATACGGCAAGCGAATCATCAGTGGCGAAATTGATGACCCGTCATTTTTCTTTGCATGGTGGGAACCGGCGAGCGCCGATGCCAACTTCAAAGACCCACTGGCATGGGCGGAAGCCAACCCCGGCTTCAATGACATCGTGGATGCAGAAGATTTTCACAGCGCAGTTTTGAGAACGCCAGAAGCAGAATTCAAAACCAAGCGCATGAACATGTTTGTCAGCACTTCAACCGCTTGGCTTCCTGATGGTTCATGGGATGCACTGGCCGACAAAGACCGCGACCCAATACCAGGTGAAACAGTCATTCTGGCATTTGATGGTGCATTCAGTAACGATTCAACAGCGTTGATTGCGTGGATGCTAGGTGGCGAAAAGCCGCATTTGATGGTTGTTGATATTTGGGAAAAACCAGCAGATGCAGATTCCAGTTGGCATGTTCCCGTTGCAGAAGTTGAACAAACCATCATCAATGCTTGCCGCGAATCCAACTATCAAGTTCGCGAAGTAGTCTTCGACCCGGCACGCTGGCAAAGAACCATGATGCTTTTGGATGAAGATGGATTGCCAGTTGTCAGTTATCCCAACAGCGCAGAACGTATGGTTCCCGCAACACAGAAATTTTTTGAAGCAGTAATGAACCAATCATTCACTCATGATGGTGATGAAAGACTTGCGCGGCATATCGGAAACTGTGTCACCAAGCAATCTTCGCGTGGCGTGATGGTTGCCAAGGCATCTTCCAAACGCAAGGTGGATGCAGCTGTTGCAGCAATTTTTGGCTACGACAGAGCAACACAACCACAAGAAAAAGCAAAACCCGTTGCAAGATATTTCTCTGTGAGGACATAAATGAAGAAAAGTTGGATTCTGATTGGTGTGGAGATGATTGGCTTGGCGATAGCCGCAGCCGGTCTGCTCATGGTTTCAGTTCCGGTTGCATTGATTGGCCTTGGCGGTTTCATCGTATGGATTGCAGAAAGAGCAAGTGAATGAGCATTTCAAAATCATTGCGGAATCTTGAAAAGCGCCAACAGAGCGCAAACACCCAATATGTCGAACCACTGATTCCTGGCCGACCTGCCTACACAACCCCTGCTGGTGTTGATGTCACACCTGACACCGCACTTCGAATGTCAGCGGTCTATGCTTGCGTGCGCCTACTTGGTGACACCATTTCTTCACTTCCCCTTGGCGCGTATGTTCGCCGGGGTCGTAATCGCATTTCTTATGCAGCAGCATTTGGCGAACAACCTGTTTGGATAAACAAGCCAAATCCAGAATCCACCAGACTTGAATTCATCGAACAAATCATCACTTCGTTGAACCTTCATGGAAATGCTTTCATTCTGACTGTTCGCGATGATATGGGAGAAGTGGTCGAACTCTATGTTCTCCACCCTGATGATGTAACAATTCACCGTAATCTTGAAGGTTATCCGCTTTCCTATCTAGTGCGGAATTCATACACCAAGGTTTCTGAAGTTCTCACGCCAAATGACATCTTGCACATCCCAATGTTCCGACTTCCTGGACATCTTCTTGGATTGTCACCAATCGGCGCAGCTCGCATGAGCGTTGGCGGTGCGATGGCTGCTGAGATTTATGCGGCATCATATTTTGGCAATGCAGCAAACCCTGGTGGCGTTATCGTTTCGCCAAACGAATTGACTGAAGAACAAGCCAAAGAGATTGTGACCAACTGGCAGATTGACCACGCTTCACCATATCGTGCAGGAAAAGTTGGCATCCTTTCAGGTGGCGCTGACTTCCGACCATTGACCATCAATGCACAAGATGCACAAATGCTTGAAGCCCGCCGATTCGGTGTGGAAGAAATCGCCCGGTTGTTCCGGGTTCCAATTTCACTTCTTGGACATCCTGTTGCTGGTGCGATGTCATTTGCTTCTGTTGAAGCACAGAACCTTTCTTTTGTTCAGCACTCATTGCGCCCATTGCTTGAAAGATTAGAGCAAGCACTTTCAACGCTACTTCCAGAACCCGATGGTTTTGTGAAATTCAATCTTGATGCACTATTGCGTGGAACCACATTGGAGCGTTACGAGGCATACACAAAAGGCTTGCGTGAAGGATTCCTTTCACTCAACGATGTGCGTTCGGTGGAAGACCTTTCACCAATTGGTGAAGCCGGTGACCAATACCGCGTGCCATTGCAGAACATTGATGCAGCTGATGCACGCGATGTCGGATTCAATCTTCGCTCAGAAATTGCAGCACGACTTGTTCAGGTTGGCTACGAACCAAGCGAAGTTCTTTCTGCTGTTGGCATTGAGCCAATCAAGCACACTGGAATTCCATCAACACAACTTCAGCAGGTTGCGCAGATTGACCCCACTGACCCTGGCGCTGTTTATGAAGTCAAGAGCGAGCGCAGCGCACCAAACGTTGATGTTCATGCACCAGAAACCATCATCAACATTCCAAACACAGAAGTTCGTGTGGATGCGCCAGTTCTCAACGTTGATGCACCAGTTCTCAACATGGAAGCACCACAGGTTCACATGGATGCACCGCAGTTCACAGTTGAGGTGGAACCAAACATTGTTCTTCAACAGCCATCACCAAGAAAAGTGATTCGCACAGTTGAACGCGATGAACACAACAGAATTGTTCGAATCATTGAAGAAGAAGTGGAAGGATAAAACATGGCAACAGGATTGAGCGCCTACCTTGCAAACGCGCTTCTTGATTCGGTTGGGAATGCAACAAGTTTTTCTGTTGCGAACGTATATGTGAAATTGCATGTCGGTGACCCCGGCGCAAATGGAACTGCGAATGCAGCAACCGAAACAACGCGCAAGGCTTGCACTTTTGCTGCCGCATCCGGGGGTTCAATTTCATCTGATGCAGATGTTTCATGGACAAACATTGCAGGAAGCCAAGATGCAACATACTTCACTGCATGGGATAACGCATCAACAGGAAACTTCTTGTTCTCTGGAACAATGACTGGCAACGCATACACCGCCGGAGATACTTTCACAATTCCTTCTGGTTCACTGACCGCATCACTTACTGTTGCCAGTTAGTAGGTAAGCATGGCTGAGTTCCTGCGGTTTCAACTTGATGTTTCACCGCTAGATTCAACAAGTTATGGCCTAGATGGAGATTTTGCTTTTACCGAAGAAGGCGCTGGCACTGCCAGTTTTGTGCTAACAGCAACGGCCACTGCAACAAGAACAACATTTGCCACAGCAGATGCATCAGCAAGTTTGACGGCACAAGCAACTGCCACCATCATCAATCCAGATTCGGCAACTGCGCTTTTTGGTGGATTAACAGCAACGGCAGCAGCAACACGAACAGTTCTTGCCACTGCAACATCTGACCTTGGCGGCTTACTGGCAAACGCAAATGTGCTTCCACCACCAGCACCAAGCACAGATGCGCTGACTGGTTCGGTTCAATTTATTCAACCAAACATTTTTGTTCCAAAGGAAGAAGTTCAAAAGCCTGTCAATGTAGTAACTGGCAATGCACTTTCTTTCAATGTGTTCAATGCAAGTGCAACAAGTATGATTGAATTCTCTATCCTTGAAGAAGACAACGAACTTCTTCTTCTCATGTAAGGAAGGCCGATGCCATATTTCATCAGCGATAAGCAAAGTGATTGCAGCGGATGGGCGGCAGTAAAAGAAGAAACTGATGGTTCGTACACAACAATTGGTTGTCATGAAAACAAGCAAGATGCGATTGACCAGATGGTTGCGGTTTCCATTTCAGAAGATATGGAACCAGGTGGCGAAGTGAACAAACGCCAGGTTGATTTGACTGTTCCAACGTACATTCGACAAAACGCACAGCGCGGCTTGGAATGGATTCGTGAAGGTTTTGGGGGCGATGGTCTAACAGAGAAGACCAAACGCGAAGCGCGAGAGATGGCAGATGGGTCGGTGAGTGAGAGCAAAGCACGCAGAATGGCTGCATGGTTTGCCCGTCACATGGTTGATTTGGATTCGCCAGAAGTAGGCGATGAAACAAAACCAACACCGGGAATGGTTGCACACGCACTTTGGGGCGGCTATCCAAAGAGCGAGAGCGACAGAGCAATGAAATGGGCGCAACGCAAAGTTGCCGAATTAGATGCAGAAGCCGCCAATTCAAGGAGCAAACAAGTGGCAAAAAAGATTGAGCGCCGCACATTCGCGGTTCAAAACATTGAAGCAAGAGCAGCAGAAGATGGAACCATGCGCCTTTCAGGATATGCAGCGGTTTTCAATAATCCATCCGTTCCGCTTCCTTTTGTTGAGAGAATCGCACCGGGCGCATTTCGCAAGACACTTTCTGAAATGCCAGATGTTCGATTGCTTATCAATCACGAAGGTCTTCCATTAGCACGAACCAAAAATGGAACCCTTACATTGACAGAAGATGAAGTTGGTCTTCGCTTTGATGCAAGCATTGCAAACACCACAGAAGGTCGCGATTTGTATGCACTTGTTCAACGTGGTGATTTAGACCAAATGAGCTTCGCCTTCCGCGTTATTCGTCAGGCTTGGAACTCAGACCGCAGCGAACGCACATTGAAGGAAGTATCACTTGCAGATGGTGATGTTTCTGTTGTCACTTATCCTGCATACCCTGCAACTTCTGTTGAAGCTCGCGAGAAGTTGGCCAGTGCAATCCGCGCAATCAAAGAAGGTCGCGAAGTCAGCGGCGAATCTTTGATGCTTTTGCAAGCAATCTTTGATGACCTTTCAGAAGGTCATGAATATGTGATGAAGGCTGTTGAATCCATGTCGGTTCTTGTTGGCAATGGAGAAATGGAAGAAGAAGCTCGACAAGAAGTCGGCGATTTTGTTGAATGGGATTCATCCGGCGGAACTGCTCGCGGAAGAATCGAACACATTATGGAAGAAGGGGTTCTTGGAATCCCCGATTCAGATTTCAGTATTACCGCAGAAGAAGATGACCCTGCTGTTCTCATTCGCGTGTGGGAAGAATTCCGCGATGGATGGCGGCCAACCGAAACACTTGTTGGTCACAAGATGTCAGAACTTCGCTACATTGACCCGCTGCCAGAAGCAACGGAAGAAGAAGGAAGAAAAATCTCATTGCGATATGCCAAAGCGCTTCGCAATGTTGTCAAATAGTTTTCGGCAAAAGCCGAATTGAAGCCGGTTGCTTCCCTGCACCCTTTACGCGCCGCAGGTTGTCGTTGCCACCACTTCATCAAACAATCAATCACAGGAGAATAAATGTCTTACATCAACAAAGTGATTGAGCGCCGCGATGCTGTCAAGGCTGAGATGGATGCAATTCTCGATGCAGTTGCAACTGAGAATCGCACAGACCTCACCTCTGACGAAACCGCCAAGTATGATGCTTTGGTGGAAGAAAGTCGTTCGCTCGATTCAAAGATTGAAACCTTAAAGGCACAAGCAGATGCAGATGCAAAAGCTGCTGAAGCTCGCGCCGCTGTTGCATCCGTTGTGATGCCATCTGCCCCTGCTCGCGTAACTCGCGAAGCACGCACCTACACCGCACAAGCAGACCATTCCTTCGTCAAGGATGCATTCAATGCACAATTCCGCAGCGACTTCGGCGCACAAGAGCGCCTTGCACGTCACATGCGTGAGGAATCCATTGAGCGCCGCGATGTCGGAACTGCTCAATTTGAAGGTCTTGTTGTTCCACAGTATTTGACCGACCTTGCTGCAACTTATGCACGCGCTGGCCGACCATTTGCTGATTTCGGAACCACCAAGCACTCACTACCTGCTGCCGGTATGACCCTCAACATCAGCCGCATGACCACAGGTTCTTCAACCGCTGTTCAGGTAACACAGAACGATGCTGTTTCTGAAACAGATGTTGATGACACACTATTAACAATCAACGTTCGCACCATCGCTGGTCAGCAAGACATTTCCCGCCAAGCAATTGAGCGTGGAACTGGCATTGACCAATTCGTTGTCAATGACCTTATCCGTTCATGGCACACCACTCTCGACAATCAAATCCTCAATGGCGCTGGCACAGCCGGAACCATCAAGGGTCTTCGCAATTCAGGTGGAAATGCAGTCACCTTCACAAGCACCGCACCAACAGTTGCGTTGCTTTATCCAAAGTTGGCCGATTCGCTCCAGCAAATTGAGAGCAACGTATTTGCAAAGCCAACTCACGTTGTGATGCACCCACGCCGCCTTGCATTCTTGCTTGCGGCTACTGATTCAACTGGCCGACCACTTGTTGTTCCATCAGCAAATGGCGCAATGAACGCCGTTGGTGTTGGCGCTGGCGTTGCCGATTATGGCAACAGCGGATACCAACTTCTTGGCCTTCCAATCATCACTGATGCAAACATTGGAACCACCTATGGAACCACCACCAATCAGGATGAAATTTATGTGATTGATGCTCGCGAGAATCATCTTTGGGAGCAACCTGGTTCACCATTCGCATTGACATTCGATGCAACTGGCGCAGGTTCACTCACAATCAAAACTGTTGTGTACGGATTCGCTGCCTACACCGGCGAGCGCTATCCATTAGCAAACTCAATCATTTCTGGTTCAGGATTAGCAACACCTACCTTCTAATGATTGAATAACTTTCTGGCTTTCCAGTCAGAAAAAATCGGCAGAAGAAGTGACAGATTCCCCCGGCTGTTGCTTCTTCTGCCCCTAATAATTCGGGGGAATTATGAAGTCAAATCACAAAGTATCCATTGGAACCTGCGACCCAGGAATGGTGTCTGGTTCCTTCGCTTTCTCGATGATGCAATTAAGCGCAGCAAGAGCAAACCGCCTTGGTTCTCACATTCGAATCAAGGGTTCTGGATTATTATCAAAACAACGAAATCGTGTGGTCAAGCACTTCTTGGACACAACTGATTCTGACTGGCTTTTGATGATTGATTCAGATGAACAGTTGAGTGTGGAAAATTTTGACAAACTTATTGAGGCAGCACACCATACCGAAAGACCAATTGTTGCCGGTCTTGTCTTTGCAGCTTTCGATGTTGGCTGGTTATACCCACAGCCATTGCCGGCAATCTTCATGGAACAAGAAAACGGATTTCTCCCGCTTTACAAATACGACAAAAACTCAATCTTTGAAATTGATGCAGCTGGAACTGGATGTCTTTTGGTTCATCGCTCAGTTCTTGAAAAGATGCGAGAAGTTGCCACAGAGCATCAAGGCAAAGACTGGTGCTGGTTCTGGGATGGAGCCATCAACGGCGAATGGGTAGGCGAGGATTTGCTTTTCTGCCGCCGCGCCAAACAACTTGGATTTTCCATATACGCCCACACCGGCGTGATTCTTCCTCACTTGAAAACATATTGGGTTCAAGAAGCGCACCACGAATTTTGGCAACACAATGTCGCGCCAGCGTTGAAAGGTAGAAGTGAAAAAACTTTCGATGTTCAGCCTGATGCGTAAAATTTCAAAAGCGCAGGAAACAGCAAGCATTCAGCCGGAATTGGAAAGAGCAATGACCGGGAAAAAAGAAAGAAAGGTCATCAAGCGTGGCAATCAGTAACGGATACTGCACCCTTGCAGAATTAAAATCAGCACTTGCAATTGATACTGGTGACACAGTTGATGATGCAGCGCTAGAACTTGCCATTGAAAGTTCCAGCCGAATGATTGATGATTATTGTGACCGCTTCTTCTATCAAGACGGAACATCACAATCACCTGTTTCCAGATATTACAGCCCAATTGACATGTATTACGTTCAAATTGATGACATCGTAACCATCACTGAAATTGCCACAGATGAAAATCTTCAGTTCTCATGGGATACTGTTTGGACAACAACCGACTACATGGTGGAACCAATCAACAATCCACGCAAGGGTTGGCCATACAACAAACTTCTTGCAGTTGGCGCATACATTTTCACAGCTGGTCTTCCACAAAGTCTTCGCGTGAGAGGCATTTGGGGATGGTCAGCAATTCCAAAAGAAATCAAAACTGCGTGTTTGATACAATCATCCAGAATGTTTTTGCGCCGACAATCTCCATTTGGAATTGCCGGTTCACCAGAGTTGGGAACAGTTAGATTGCTTGCCAAACTTGATGCAGATGTTGAAGCACTTATCAAACCGCTTCGCCGTTTTGCAGGTATGGTCAAATGATTCCTTCACAGGTTCGTGATGGATTAAAAGCAAGACTTCAAACAATTTCAGGTCTTCGCTGTTATGACCTAATACCCGACCAAATAAACCCACCAACAGCAATTGTGGGTCAATTAGATTTCACATTTGACATTGACAATGCGCGAGGGTTAGACCTTGCAAATGTTGATGTGATTGTGATTGTTCAGCGATTTTCGGAACGTGCCGGACAAAACCGCCTTGATGCATATCTTGCCGGTTCTGGTACGGGTTCGATAAAAGCAGCAATTGAAGGTGACAGAACTTTGGGTGGCACTTGCCAAACATTGCGTGTCACATCAGCTGAATCTGGTTCATACGAATCCAATGGCCAGATTTTTCTCAGTTATAGGTACCGATTAACAATCTACGGATAAGCCGGAAGGAAAGAAATGGCAAGAATCGTTCTCACCGATGTGCAAGTTCTTATCAACACATCAACAGACATCAGCGACCACGTTGCTTCAGTAACGCTGAACAGCACAGTCAATGAAGTACAGACCACTGCAATGGGCAACACCGCAATCACCCGTGTTGGCGGATTGCTCGACAACAGCGTGACCTTGGAATTCCACCAAGATTTCGCAACAAGTTCAATTGAGGCAACAATCTATCCTTTGATTGGCTCAGTCACCACAATGAAAATCAAACCAACATCATCTGCAACAAGTGCTGGAAACCCGCAGTACGTATTTTCTGCGCTTGTTACAGAGTGGTCACCAATTTCGGGCGCTGTTGGCGAACTCAGCACCGCATCCGTAACTTGGCCAATCAGCGGAACAATTACAAAAACCACTGCATAAAAAAAGAAATGGGGGGTCATCATGGATGGCTTACAAATTCAGGTCAATCGAAAGAATGACAAGAGCGATTCCTATCCTCTAAGCCCACGAATCATCGTGGCTTGCGAACAGAAGTTCGGAATGGGGATAGGAAAAGCACTTGAAAGTCAGCGCATGGAGATTTTGTATTTCCTTGCTTACGAAGCAGTGAAACGAAGTGGTGAAGTTCTCAAACCTTATGGTGATGAATTTCTTGATTCACTTGTTTCTGTGGAGTTGATTTCTGACGATTCTTTCGAATCCACCGCGAAAGCCTAACATTTACGATTGCGGCAATCGCGGCTGAAACAGGTATTGACCCGGTTTCCTTATTGGATGCACCACCGGGGATTTTTGAAGCAATCGTGGCATATTTGAAAGATAGAGCGCGAAGGCAAGGTGGCTGATGGCAGAACAGGGATTACATGCAACAGTCACAGTTGAAGGATTTCAGCAAACAATCAATCAGCTGAAAAAATTTGATGCAAAAGCCTATCGCCGCATGAATTCATCCATCCGGCAAGAAATGGTTGTGCTGGAACAAACCGCCAAAGGATTTGTTTCAAATGCCAGCAGAAGTCACAGGGGAACACCCCTGAGTGGTTGGCGGAATGTTCCGGCACAAGCAGGTCGTGTACGCGGTGGCGCAGGATGGCCAGCGTGGATTGAAGGCGAAGTGAAAGCTGGTATTTCACGCACAACCGCACAAGGTCGCGTGGATGCAAACTATCGAACCAACTTGTACGGATTGAAAAACAAATCTGCTGCTGGTGTCATTTTTGAAATTGCTGGAAGAAACAACAGACAATCACCATTCAGTCAGAAAATTGGCAACATGTTTGGAAAATCTCGCCGCCTTGTTTGGCGTGCTGTCTGGGAAGACAGGGGAGATGTTCAGCGAAAGATTGTCAAAATAATGCAGGATACTGTCAGAGATACAAACCAAGGATTGCGTGGTTTCAAAATAGATGGCTAATGTCGGCGCAGTAGTTGCAAGAATCATCACCCAATACAGCGACAAGGGAACCAAGGCCGCCGTCAAGGATGCGAAGAAACTTGAAAGAAGTTTCGACACGATGGCCAAGCGAACCAAACTTGCTTTTGCTGGTGCTGCTGCTGGCGTGGGATTTTTCGCACAACGTATTGCACGCGAAGGCATAAAGGCTGCCGCCGAAGAAGATAAAGCGCTGGCATCATTAGGCCGCACACTTGAAAGTGTTGGTCAGGCATTTGCCATCCCACAAGTGGGTGCCTTTATTGAATCACAACAAGCAGCTTTGGGCGTATCTGAAGACCAGTTGATTCCTGCCTTCAGAAGACTTGTGACAGTTCTTGGCGATGCTGGACTTGCACAAGAACAACTTGCGCTTGCGTTAGATGTTAGCGCCGGAACTGGCAAATCACTTGACCAAGTAGTGGTTTCCCTCTCTCGTGCATATTCAGGAAATACCACTGGACTTTCCCGACTTGGTGCAGGATTAGATAAAACACTTTTGAAGTCTGGCGATTTGGTTGCCATCACCGATGAACTCAACAAGAAGTTTGGTGGTCAAGCAGCAGTTGCCGCCGCATCATTCGGTGGTTCCCTAGCAAAAATCAAGATTGCAGCAGATGAAGCCAAGGAATCTGTTGGTCAAGCAATTATCGCTGCCATCATCGGCGAAGGTGGCAACGCCGAAAGTCAGGTGCAAAAACTGACAGCGGGCATTGCCAAGTTTGGTGATATGGTTGCCACAGCCTTCACCTTCATCATTCCTATCGTCAAAGATTTCTTTGGATTCATTTCCAAAATTTTCACCACGTTGAACAAAATGCGACCAGTCATTGTTGCTGTGGCAAGTTTGCTTGCCGGCGCATTCGTAGCCGGAAAAGTCATTGCCTTTGCATCAGCAGTTGGAAAACTTGTTGCAGTAATGAAAGCACTTCGCACTGCTGCTGCAACCGCTGGAATCGCAACCGCACTTGCAACGGGCGGTGTGAGCGTTGCCGCCGGTGCCGCTGGCGCTGCGGCGGCTGTGGCTGCGATGGGTGCATCTATTTATGCAGCCAACAAATTGTTTGACAAGTTAGACAAATCAGCAGCTAAGGTTGCCAAAAATACCAAAGCAACATCTGGCACAACAAATGGAACCATAAAGCCAACAAGAACGCTTCAACAAATCATGGCTGAGATGGAGAAGAACAGCGACAAAACCGCAAAGAATGCAAAAGCGCTAACAGCTGAACAAAAGACCCAAGCCGCAGTTTTGAAATTTGCACAAAGCGCAGGAATTGACCCCACAAAAGATTTGGAATCTGTCAATTTATTTGCTGCCGCTGTTCGTAAAGTTGGCGCAGATGCGACAGATGAACAAAAGAAAACAGCGCTTGTTGCGCTTCAAACCGCTGGAAACACTGCGCAGGAATCAGTCAATATCCTTGCTGCATCAATCCGCGAAGTCACCAATCAAACAACAGGAAGTTTTGCAACTGCTGCTGAAGCAGCCGCAGCCTACAACGCAGCAATCAAAGCCGGCATCAAAGCAATGGTGGATGCTGGAATCACCGATGTTGATTTGCTTCAAACTGCATTTGGTTCACTCAACAAAGAACTTCTTGCGTACATTGCCAATCTTACTTCAGCAAAAAATACTGAACTGACCGGAACCGGAACTGGTGGCAAAGTTGCCACAACCGGCGCACCATCCCAACCAACAGCAGTTCAACAAGCAATTGCCGCACAAAATGCCGCCAATATCGTTGGTCAAGCAATTGCACAAATTCCTGTTGGAACAAGTGTTGCTGAATTAAAGGTTGGTCAAGCCGCAGTTGATAAGGCAATGCAAGGCATCTTAGATTCCGCACGCAATGTTCTTTCCACGATTACTGGCGGCAAATATGGTGGAGTTTCATCATCAACACCGCCGCCAATGCCTTCTTCATCCATTCCATTTAGTTCTGGTTCCATCACAATGATTCCACAAGCACAACCAACCATCAACATCAATGCACCTGTTTATGGTGTCGGAGATTTGCAGCGGCTCATTATTGATTCAGTGAACCAAGCACAGAAGAATGGCACAACAACTGTTCTTCCTAATGGTGGCCGCTAATGGCAACACCAGCAATCCTTGGTGTGGAAATCAACTTTTCCAATGGAGCTTCCTTCGGAACTGTTCTTCTGCTCGATGACCCATCCACACCACTGGACACCGGCGTTCTTGGTGATGCTGCAACTGTGATTGCAGATGTTTCTACACAAACACAATCGGTTCAAATTCGGCGCGGATACAATCGCATTGCAGATAACTTCAGCACTGGAACTGCAAGTGTAATAATTGTTGATGAGACAGGTTTGTTCAATCCCGACAACACTTCATCACCCTACTATGGACTGCTCACACCGCTTCGAAAAATTAGAATCTCTGGAACATATAATTCTGTGAAGTATTATGTTTTCAGTGGATATATTCAGTCATTTAGGTATCAAGCACCCAACGGAACAGAACTTGCAAGAGTGTTCATTGATGCGGTGGATGGTCAAGCGTTGTTGAATCTTTCGACTGTCACAACAGTTCCCGGTGCTGGCGTGCAAGATAGTGGCGCTCGAATCAATGCAATTCTTGATGCAATTGCGTGGCCTTCTTCGATGCGTAATATCCAAACGGGTTCAAGCACCCTTCAAGCTGACCCTGGCGGAAACCGAAGCGCGCTGGATGCGGTTTTGACTGTTGATGATAGCGAACTAGGTGCCTTCTATTTTGACGAACTAGGCCAAGCAACCTTCATCAATCGCACTAACCTTTCCACTGCCATCGTTGGCATTCCCACCATTTTCACCGATGATGGGTTGGGAACAGACATTTCATATCAGGATGTTCAGTTCAATCTTGATGACACTCAGCTGGTGAACTATGTATCGGTACAACGGGTCAATGGAACAGCACAGATTGCTTTCGACCAGTCATCCATTGATTCCTATTTCCAGCGAACCAGACTTCGCCAGAACCTTCTGATGCAAACAGATGAAGAAGCATTCGACCAAGCCAACACCTTTCTTTTCTCGCGTAAAGACAGCGAGATGCGGATTGATTCAGTGGTGTTGGACTGTTCGGACAACACCGAATCAGAACGTATTGAAGCAGCGCTTTCGATTGACTTCTTTGCACCCATTCAGGTGACCCGCGAACTTCCGGGCGGCGCAGTCACCAGAAAATTGTTGGTGCAGGGAATCCAACACAACATTTCACAGTTCTCATGGGTCACCACGCTCGAAACAGCGTTGCCGCAAATTCAAAGCGTTTTTATTTTGGATTCCCCGGCGTATGGCGTTCTTGACCAAAACGCCCTTTCATATTGATTGCGGTACAATTCTCACAGGATAAGGAAGAAGGAACATGGCAGCACCTCTAGGCTACAAAGATTTCATTGCGGGTGACCCGCTAACGGCAGCACAAGTTGATGGCTACTTAATGGCGCAATCTGTGATGACTTTTGCTAGTTCAGCAGCGAGAACATCTGCCTATCCATCACCAAGCGAAGGAAATCTTTCTTATCTTGCTGACACCAATGATTTCCAAATTTATGATGGAACAAATTGGGTTTCCTATGGTTCCGGTGACATCACTGGCGTAACAACTGGAGGAACATCTGGTCTTGCTGGCGGTGGTACAAGTGGAACTGTTTCACTGACACTTGCAACCACTGCAAAAGGTGACCTTCTTGTTGGAACGGGTTCTGGAACAGCAAGCGCATTGGGCGTTGGAACAAACAACTTTGTTTTGACAGCTGATTCTGCACAAGCAACTGGAATGAAATGGGCTGCCGCTTCCGGTGGCGCTGGATTACAAGATATTTTTCTCATGATGGGAGCATAAAGAATGCCTACAACGTACAAGGTGCTTGGTCAATCCAATCCAAGCGCAACAACAGCAACAACACTTTACACAGTACCTTCAGCAACCCAAGCAGTGATTTCCACTGTTGTTGTTGCCAACCTTACATCCACAGCCGCAACATTTAGAATTGCAGTTCGTGTTGCTGGCGCAACATTGGCAAATTCACAATATGTTGCCTATGATGTCACTGTGGGCGCATCTGATTCCACTGCGCTGACACTAGGAATCACAATGGGGGCAACTGACGTGCTAACTGTTTATGCTTCCACTGCGAACCTTACCTTTACAGCATTTGGCAGCGAAATCTCCTAATAGTGATTACCACAACCAAGCAGTCATCAATACTTCAGAATTTTCCGAAGTATCGTTCAATGCTCGCTGGAAATTCGGCATATATGCCGCCATCCTATGAATCAATTGCAACGGCTACTGGAACGGGTTCAAGCAGCACCATCACTTTTAGTTCCATCCCTAGCGGCTTCAAACACTTGCAGCTGCGCGGATATACTTATGGTTCAGGCGGGGGTGCTTCTAATGCCCGCATTACTTTCAATTCAGATTCGGGAAGCAATTACGCATCTCACCTTATATATGGAGATGGTGCAACAGTGACCGCAACTGGTGCTGCATCGCAAACTTTTGCCTGGTATTCCATCTACGCTTCCAGCGCCGGTAGTGCGAACGGAATTCCTGTCACCATTGTGGATATTCTTGACTATGGTTCAACTAGCAAAAATAAAACCATTCGCGCTTTATCTGGTTTTGACAACAATGGTTCAGGTCGTATCTATATTTACAGCGGGTTGTGGATGTCCACCAGCGCAATCACCAGCATTGAATTGAAAAATGAAGATGCTTCAAACTGGACAACAAGCACCCGATACGCCCTCTACGGAATCAAGGAAGCATAATGCCAGCAGGAGTGACATACGAGCCATTGGCCACCACCACACTGGGAACAGCAGCAACAAATATCACTTTCAGTTCCATCAGTGGTTCATATACAGACCTTCGTGTTGTTTTTCTTGGTAGATGCACTACATCAGAAAATGCGTATGTGCGATTTAATTCTGACACTGGAACTTCTTATTCAAGAACTGCCCTGTATGGAACCGGAAGTTTGGCAACAAGTTCAAGGTCAAGCAGTGCAACTTCCATTTCCGCAGCAGCAGATTTTGTGTTGCCAACAGCAACCGACACATTTGCAATGGTAACTTTGGATATTTTTTCTTATGCTGGAAGCACAAACAAAACTTGTTTGCTTACATATGCAAATGAAAAAAATTCAAGTGGTGAAGTGAATAGAACAGTTGGCTTGTGGAGAAACACATCTGCCATCACAACTGTTGCAATTTTTACTTCTGATGGCGGAAATTTTGCTATTGGTTCCCGCGCCACCCTCTATGGAATCAAAAATTCGGCGTAAGGAGAGAAAATGCCAACCCCTACCTATACCGCCATTTCCAAACAAGTTTTGACAAGTGCGCAAAGCAGTGTCACTTTTAGTTCTATCCCACAAAATTATGCTGATTTACTTTTGACGATTTCAGCACGAAGCAGTAGCACATCAGCAACATATGATGGAATTCTTGTGCAAATAAATTCTTTGACAAGCGGAAACACATATGCAGAGGTTTTTGGATACACAACCGGCGTGCTATCTGCTAGAAATCAATATGGAGCCACCAAAAATTTTATTGGTTGGCTTAGCACTTCCAGCACGACCACAAACACCTTTGGTTCTAGCGAAACATATTTTCCCAACTATGCTGGCTCAACAAATAAAATTCTTTCCAGCACAGCAATTTCTGAAAATAATGCCACCACTTCAGAGGCAGCATATGCAGCGGCAATTGCTGGTTTGTCATCAAATACTTCAGCAATATCGTCACTCACTCTAAATTTTAGCGGTGGCAATTTCGTTTCAGGTTCACGTTTTGATTTATACGGCATCAGCAGCAGTTAGGAGGGGAAACAATGGCCATCACACGATTCAATAATTCAAATTTCACCACCGGAAACAAGAAGTTTGCTTCTTTTGATACCGGGTATCCAGCACTTATGGCAGCACCAACCGCAACTGCTGGAAGTGCTGGAAGTGCATCAGTTGCATTTACTGCACAAACGGGTGCAACTTCTTATGGAGTTATTTCATCACCTGGAAATGTTACTGCCACCGGAACTTCTAGCCCAATCACTGTTTCAGGTTTAACACCCGGCGTTTCTTATACATTCAGAATTCGTCCAATCAATTCTGTGGGAACTGGGGTTTATTCTTCAGCAAGTAATAGTGTCACAATTGTTGCGGCTAATTTCTTGGCTAATACTGCAAGCCTTGATGATGGTTTTGGTTCACAATATACTGTTCGTTCAACATTTGTTGATAGTTCTGGCAATCATTTTGCGGCAGGAGCGCAAAACGTTCGAAACTGGTTTATGGGAAGAACCAATACTGGTTCAAATGTTTTCCAGGCATTGCAAACGTGGTCAGTTGGTACACCAATTCCTAACGCAATCACAGAAGATGTCAATGGCAACATCATTGTTGCTGGACAGCATTCAGATGGAACTAATTTCAATGCATTTATTCAATCATTTAATTCAACAATGACAAGTGCGAATTGGCGTTTATTATTTAGGAGCAATGATAGTTCTGGTGTTGTGAATACCATTAACGGCTTGACAACAGATTCTTCAGGAAACATCTATGCAGTTGGAACATCAGACACTGGAACAGGTTTTCAAGCGGCAATAATTATGAAGTTGAATTCATCAGGAACAGTTCAATGGCAGAAAAAATTGCAAATCAACAATCGCGCTGCTGTTGGTCGCGGCATCGCACTTGATTCTTCAGGAAACATTTATATAACCGGAGATATTGCAAACGTAGGTTCAACAAAAACTTTGTTGATGTATGCCAAATACAATAATTCTGGAACATTGCAAGTTGCTTATACTGAAACTGGAAGCAGTGACAGATATGGCAGATGTATATTTGTAGATAGCAGCGGAAATATTTATGTTGTCGGGTTTATGTCATCTTATATTTATGTTTCAAAAATGGACAGTTCGTTCAACGTCTTGTGGCGTGATGGAAGAACTTATGGTTCACCATCACCATTTGGGCTTTGGGTGGACAGCACAAGCAATGTTTATGTTTCAGGTTGGGCGTTCCCAACAGACCGCTACATTGGCTGGTGGATAAAATATAATTCTTCAGGAAGTGTTCAACTTCAACGAAGCATTACATCAAACTCAAACACAATTCAATGGATTAGCACATACGAAAATGGAATTACACCAAACGACAGCACTATTGTTTTGACAGCAAGGGTCAATGGTTCAAGTGCTTCCACCAGTGCGGCATTACAAGTTCCTACCGATGGAAGTAAAACTGGAACTTATACCTTCCCTGCGGGTTATACATCAAATAACATTTCTTATGCAGCGCTGACTGCTACTGGTACGGACACAACGGCACCAACACAGGCCACGTTTAGCCCGTCAGATTTAAGCTGGAGCACGACTACCACAACTGGAGTGACTTATTCACTATCAACTACAAGTTACACAAACGGGGTGTTGAATATCTAATGGATTACATTAACGAAAACACTGGTGAATGGGGCTTATGTGAAGGTGATGTTGCACTTGACCCTGATGCTAACTGGGCAGAAATTCACGATACTACAAAACCTGAAATCACATTTGAGCAAGAATATGTTCGACTACCTCCAAAAAAAATAAATGGAAAATGGTATGAACAATGGGATGTAAAAGATTTAACAGATTTACAGTTACAAATTAAAAAAACCGGAATGATTGAGGAGCAATAATGGAAAAGCCAACCAAACTCATCGTGGATTGCTCAACCGGAGAGCAAACAGTGGTGGAGTTATCTAGTGACGAAATAGCGCAGATGGAATCAGACCGCATTGCTTTTGAAGCAGAGCAAGCAGAGCGTGAGGCAGCCGCCGCCGCCAAAGCCGAAGCGAAGGCATCGGCGCTGGCAAAGCTGGCAGCGCTTGGGCTTTCTGAAGAAGAAGCTGCCGCAATCGCCAACTGATGTCAGTTCTCACCGGGGATTGCACCACCGAATCCATCCCAACTTGGGAAGATTATTCTGACCCCCTAGGAGAAGACAAATGCAGTCAGGTCAAGTCACCATCACCACATCACCAACGCTGATTGTTGGCACTGGCACCACATATCGAACAATTCACATTCATGGTGCGCAAGGTGCATTCTTTGTTGGGGGAAACAACCTCACTGATGCCACTGGATTCAAAATTGATAACGGGGAAAAAATAATTTTTGAACTTACACCAACAGAGCAAATGTACGGAATCACTTCATCAGGCACAGCGAGCTGTGGGTTTTTCGTATCCAACAGGTAAGGAATAAAGATGTCACCAACAGACTGGGCGGGGTTGATTGTCAGCATCATCGCGATTGCCAGTGCATTTTTGGCAACAATTCGATGGCTGGTCAAACATTATTTGAATGAACTTCGCCCCAATGGTGGCAGCAGCCTCAAAGATTCCGTCACAAGATTGGAAACGCAAGTTCAACAAATTATGACCATCCTGATGGAGAAAAAGTGAAATCACAAAACGGCTGGCCAGCTTCACCCAATCCTGAAGCAATCAAAATCAAGTCATATCCCATTCCTGGCACTGACATCAAAGTTCGCGTTGCAGAAGCAGCAGCACCACTACTCATCAACTTTGCAAAAGAATTCAATGAGCGTGTCGAAAAGATTGACAAAGGCGAACTTGATGATTGGGGATACGCATTTCGCTTGGTCAGAGGGTCAGAAGATTCACTTTCCAATCATAGTTCGGGCAGCGCGATTGACCTGAACGCCCGCCGTCATCCACTGGGAAAGCGTGATACCTTCACACCAGAACAAAGAATCATTCTTGATGAACTGTGCAAGAAGTACGGATTGCGCGGCGGCTATACATACAAAAATCGGCCAGATGATATGCATTTCGAAGTCATCCTTTCACCGGGAGAAACCAAAAAACACATCAAGGCACTTGGCCTTGGGAAGCCGGAGAAAAAATGAAAATGAATCCAAAGTTGATTGCAGCTGCCGGAACATACTTTCGGGCACTGCTCGTTCTTGTCATCACCTTAATGGCAACCATCGGCAAATCACCTTGGGATTTCTCAGCAGATGATTGGAAGATGGTAGCCAACGGCGTTTGGGTTTCCTTCCTTCCTGTTATCATGCGAGCGTTGAATCCAAAAGATGAAACATACGGCAAAATAAAGGAGTAAAGAAATGAACCGGGGGAACATTCTTGATGAAGCCAAACGGCTGATTCATACCGATAGGCAGAAAGAGTACGGCCACCCGCTTATCAATCATCAGCGGATTGCAACATTGTGGTCAGTGATTCTGGAAAAAGAAATCACACCAGCGCAAGCAGCGCTGTGCATGGCGATGGTCAAAGCCGCAAGGTTGGTTCAAACACCAGAGCATGAAGATTCCTATATTGACGGCGCTGCATATTTTGCGATTGCTGGTGAAATCTCTCATGAGTGATTTGGCAATCATTGTTCCATCGAGAAGCAGACCACGAAACATCCAAGCATTGATGCAAGCATTTGAAGACACGAAAGCCAAATGCACGCTGGTTGTTGTCGTTGATGATGATGACCCACAACTTGATGAATACAACAAACTTTCCATTCCATTATTGATTCAGCTACCCCGCGAAGGAAAAGGAATGGCGCGACCATTAAACCGCGCCGCCTTAGCCTTGCGGGGTGAATTTTCATTTTTTGGCTTCATGGGCGATGACCACCGACCACGAACGCCACATTGGGATGAAATCTTTGCATCAGAATTGGAAGACATGCCCGTTGGGTTGGTCTATGGGAACGACCTTCTGCAAGGTCACAGGCTTCCCACCCAAATTGTGATGACCGCAAACATCGTAGATGCATTGGGCGGGATGGTTCCACCGGGATTTGAACATCTATTCCTTGACAACTTTTGGTTGCAATTGGGAATTGATTTGCAAGCCATCCGATATTTGGGTGATGTCATCATTGAACACATGCACCCATTCGCCGGCAAAGGTGAAATGGATGCGTTGTATCAAGAAGTGAACAACTTGCAGCTTTCTAGTCGTGACCAAGCAAGATTTGTCGAATACATTAAGTCACTTGAATATCAAGAGTTGTTGGCAGCACTTCGGTGAACGAAGTCATTTCATATTCCCTTTACGGGAGCGCTGACCGTTACACCTTCGGCGCAATCAAGAATGCTTTGTTGGCGCAGGAATTCTTCCCCGAAGCACAGGTGTGGTTCTACACCGGCGCATCGGTTCCCACAGCAATCCGGCAAACGCTCGATTTGATGACCAACACCCGCATCATTGAGATGGATGAACCAGAAGACAATTTCGCCCGGTTGTGGCGGTATTACGCCTTCAGCGATGAAAATGCTGATGTAGTTTTGTGCCGGGATGTTGATGCGCGGCTAGGCCAGCGCGAAGCAGTGGCGCATACGCATTTCAAGAAATCGCTATTTGATGCACACATCATGAAAGACCACCCGACAGGTCACAACTATCTCATCAGCGCCGGGATGTTTTCGGCTTATACCAACAAGCTGCAAGACATGAAAGAGCTAATTGATTCCTATCGCCAGAGCGCCCGCGATTACTACATGACAGACCAAGACTTTCTGGCATCCGTTATTTATCCGCGCATTAAAGACAAAGTGTTGATTCATGATGACTACTACAACAGCGCGGTGGAAGGGAAAAGCGAACGGCGCAACTTCCCCATCTCGCGAATCAATACGATGTGTCACATTGGTGCAGCGCTCAATGCTGATGACACATTCGTTTTCACCGATGATGCAAAAGTTCATTTAGCACAAACAAATTCGCCATATTACGAAACGGGGCAATGATGCGAATTCTTATCACTGGCAGCGAAGGTTTTGTTGGTCGGGCATTCCAGCGATACTTTGCACAAGACAGGCGCAATGAAGTTCTGCGCATTGACATCAGCAAGACCTATCATTCGATGGATGCCAGACATTTCTTTTCCTTCAATAAAATTCAATACGACCTTGTGATTCATCTCGCGGCGATAGTCGGTGGCCGCGCCACCATCGAAGGACAACCAATGGCGGTTGCCTCTGACCTTGCCATTGATAGCGACTTCTTTCAGTGGGCGCTACGAACAAAACCAAAACGGATTGTTTATTTCTCATCATCGGCGGCATATCCAACATTTTTGCAAGAACATCCTGGCGTGATGCTGCAAGAACGCGATATTGATTTGAGCAACATCAAGAATCCAGATTTGACTTATGGATGGGTCAAGCTCACTGGCGAGATGCTGGCAAATTATGTTCGCAAAGAAGGATTGAAGGTTTCCATCTTCCGACCCTTTAGCGGATATGGAACCGACCAAGACCCGGCCTACCCATTCCGCGCCTTCATTGAGCGTGGGAAAGATTTCGCCAATCCGTTCGACATCTGGGGCGATGGAACGCAGACCCGCGATTTCATTCACATTGAAGATGTGGTGCGGGCGGTGATGGCTGGAATCGAAGCCGATGTGGAGGTTGCCAACCTTTGCACCGGGCGGGCAACGGATTTCAACACGCTGGCTGCAATGGTGGCCGAAGAAGCCGGCTACAAACCCACCTTCAGACGGCTTCAGAGTGCCCCCAAGGGAGTTTCATACCGGGTTGGTGACCCTACCTACATGAACACCTTCTACACGCCCCAAATCGCCCTAGAAGAAGGAATTGCCAGGGCGCTGGCGGGTGTCATTTAGACAAACCCGACATTTGCCCCTGCCCCTGCCCTTCCCGGCGGGGGCAATTTTTTTTGCCAAAACACCCCTTTTGACTTGCGCCGGGTGGCTTTCCGGCTTTATTGTATATACATGAAAACTTACACAAACAAAGATGGTTCAACCAAATACTATGCATCACACACATCAGCTTGGAATCGTGCAGCAAAATTGAACGAAACTGTTGTTGATGGCATGTGGGTATTTGAAGCAGACTTGAACGGATGGTTTGTGTTTTTTGTACCAGAGAACGAAACTGTTGAACAACAGTGGAACAAGTAACCAACAACAAAAAGGGAGAAACAAAAATGGCAAAAGTTACATTCAGCAAAGACATCTACAACGACACCATTGCATCAACTGGTGAGCGAATTGGTTTCTACAAAGGAGAAGAATTATGGGGTCGCGGTTCAACTGGTTGGTACATCACAGAAGTTGATGGCGAATTTGGTGGTTGGAAATTTGACACTTTGAAAGATGCAAAAAATTATTTGATTCGCAAGCACAATCCGATGCAATACACCAAAATGATTATTGAAAAAATCGAAAACAAATCAGCAAAGGTTGGTGCATAATCATGGAGAAACTCACAGCAGCCGAATATCGCGCAAAGGCAGAAGATGCTCAGGAGCGCAATCGCAAATCTTGGGAAAATAGCGATACCGATGGATTTCTTTCCCAATGGGCATCTTCCGTTGCGCAAGATGAATATGCAGCGCTTGCACAACTAGCAGATGACAACTGGATGTCAGAATTTGAAACTCTCGTTGATGCTCATGGTGCATTAGTTCCATGCCGCAAAATCAACACCAAGTTTGGAATTTCTTACGGCGTATTTGCATCATTCGATGATGCGGAAAATCGCGGCGAAGTCATCCAATGGGTTGGCACTGGCCAACGTGCTGCCAAAAATAAGGGCTATCAAATCGCCAAGGTGCGCACCGAAGCACGCATCAAACTCAGCGAAGGATTGCGCCCAACCCCTCACCGCGTTCCCGCTGCCTACGTTCTTACCCCTGAGAACTGCACCATCGTTCAGGTCTTGGGATAGGCCGTCAGAAGCCCTCACAGCCCCATTGCCGGGGCATCGCCTAGGCAGCGGGGTTGTGAGGGGCAGCCGGGGGAATCGGACAAATGGGGCAAAAAAATTTTTGGCAAAACACCCCTTTGGGGTTGCGCTGATAGGGCATCCGGCCTTATCGTATATACATGAAGCTAAGGTGGCTTCAAAGAAAAGGGAGCAAGAAATGACAACAACAATCACAACACCAAAAAAACTAAGCCCAATTCAACAACACTTGGTTGAAGAAGAAGGTTTTTATTTCGCTCGCGTGACCATGTATCGCCAAGGATGGGATGGTTATGCAACTGACATCATTGATGTGCATGAGGGATTCATCAAAACTTCAGAAGATTCAGGAATTGTTTGGTACATCCGCCCTGAAGCAAATATGCGTTCACGATTTAAGAAAGCAATTTTGACTGTTGATGACCGATTGATTTCTATCGAAAAGGCTGGTGCATAATTATGGGAATGTATAAAGCTATCGCCATCGAATATCGCGAGATGTTCCATCAAGTTGCTGAAAACTTTTTGATGGCCGCAGAAAATCCTGATTCAGAACTGTGGGAAGCGGTACTGGTGAACACCATCGCGATGCTTCCTTCCTGGCTTGAAGGATTGCAGGAGTTGAAATGACACAGATGCCACAATGCCCGAAGTGCCAAGCGCAGATGTATGGATTCGTTCGATATGAAGTGCTGCCAAAATCAACATTCAAGAATCCAAAAATGCGCCGCATTTTGGGTCATGAATGCCCTGAATGCAATCACCGGATGATTGCGAAATCAGAATGAAGGAATGGTTCATCGCAGGATTGCTTTGGGTCATATCCGCACATTTGTTCCGATATGCCTACAAAACCGGCAAACAGCGTGTTGAATTAGATGCAGCAATCAATCAAATACTCAATGAGGGGAAGAAATAAATGGCAAAAAATCTTCGTGCATTCAGGATTGAAGATGATGTGTGGAATCAAGCTGTCAGGAAAAGCCAGCGGGATGGCGTAACTGTCAGCGAGATTCTGCGCGATTCGCTCACGAATTATGTGGGCGTGTCGGCAAAGGGAAATCACAAGGGTGTCAATACACTTGTGCATACAAAGGGAAAGGGTAAAAAATGATTGGTTGGTATATCGCGGGGTGGATAGGCATGGCAGCTGTGATGGGTTGGCTTGTCATCTACACGCCGAAAGACAGAATCGAAGAAGAACTTCAGAGCATCAACAAGCACCAGCGCGAAATGAAAGCGTTGGGGAAGGCGGTTCAGAAATGAGCAAGGGGGCATTTCCACAAGTCGGGGATGAAGTGTTGATTTCACTCACCGGCAAAGTTTCAGCAATCTTCACCAGCGTTTTCGGGATTGACATCATCACCATTGAATCAGGTGAAGGTGAGAGCAAATGCCGAAATACTTTTTGGCCAGCAGACCAAAACGTTGCCATCAGCATCATCGAAAGAGCAAAATCATGATTGCCGAATACATCATGGCACTAGGCCTTCTTGTCGTTGTGATGTGCAGCTTTTGTTACCTGTACGGCCATGCAGTTGCAGAAGTCAGATTTGAAACTCAGCTGCGCAAATCCTACGAAGAAATTGAGGATTTATATTCTGTCATCCATAGCTTTCGGGCGGGAATCAGCAGCGCGGGGGCTGCACATCCGTCAGGTTCTCGCCCGGATTATTTGAAGCCGGTATCATGAATCCTGACACAATCGTGCAGGTCGTGGCGCTCATCGAAGGTGAGTTCTACACCTGCACCAACATTGAGGATGGCAAATGCTCGATTTGGTGGAAGCATCCAGAATGCGAAACCATCAGACAGATTCTTTTTGCCATCACCAAAAATCGCTCGTATCTTCGCGAGCGTGAAGAACTCTGGATGGAGTATCTGAAAACACTATGACCAATCATCGCAAGCATCGGGGCTATGCATCGCAACGGATGGTGGCTGACTTCTTGAAAGAGAATGGATATGAATATGCCACTAGCGCGGGTGCGGGTTCCCAAGGCAGCGACATCATCAACATCAAAAATGTTGATTTTGAAGTGAAAGCTCGCAGGGGATTTCCGATTGCAGAAGCGATGAAACAACTGAAAGAGCGTTCGAAGGAAGACCACCTTGCGGTGGCTGTTCTTCGATTGGATGGCACAGGTTCCAAAACCATTGAGAGCTGGCCAGCCATCCTCACACTTGGGGCATTGGTAGAACTGCTCAAAAAAGCGGGCTACCGATGAACGACATTGCAATCTTCGTTCAACACTTGCCGCGATTTCCAATGGCGGAATGTGCAAAGAACGGCATTGACCCTGACATGTTCTTCCCGGATAACAAACAGCAAACCGCTGAAGTCATCCATGCATTGCGGAAGATATGCAGTCAATGCGTACACAGAAAGGAGTGCTTCACCTACGCCATAAGGGAAGGCATCAATCATGGAGTTTGGGCTGGTTCACTACCTGAAGAACGCGCATTTCTTGCGGGTTTGACGGAAAGAAAACCAGACATTCAATATTTGGCCAATCAAATTGAACGGCTAGAAAATCGTGGATTGATGCAACACCAAATTGCAAGCGCGATGGGATTCAGCGAGCTTGAACTTGCTGCAATCAAATCCCTTGCTGGAAGAAAGGAAGCATCATCAACAGAAAAATCTTCGTCAATCGTTTCCTCGCCCTCATTGCCATCGGTGCGCTGATGTCAGTGTTCGTGGATACGATAAACGCAAAGCCGGCAACCCCAGTGGAACCACAGGTCATCACAAAATTTGTGTACCTTGACGAACCACATCCAAAGGTGCTGGCAAAGAGATTGCTGACCAAAAAGCAATTTCAATGCTTAGACAAACTACTGACAAGAGAAAGCCGGTGGAATGTTCTGAGCAAGAATCCCAAGAGTACGGCCAAAGGCATCGGGCAGCTGCTTGATGGAACCCGCCGCCGACTAGGGATGGAACCGCAGAAGAAAGATGGAACGGCACAGTTGGTTGCAACTTTGTCTTACATCCACAGAAGGCATGTCAATCCTTGCAATGCTTGGAGATTTTTCTCTCAGCATCGCTTCTACTAGAAAGGAACCGGGGGATGACACAACAAACAAATGTTGGTGTTGTGGATTTAGATGACAACACCGCAGCGTGGCTTGACCAATACAAAAACGCCCTAGCCAAAATCAAAGAATGGCAAGAAGTTGCTGATGTGGCCAGAAGCCACCTTGAATCTGCAATCGGTGAGAATGAAGTGGCGATGTATCAAAACCGCCAGGTCGTTCGATTCACGCGATATGAACAAACACGCTTTGATGTCAAGCACGCCAAAGAAATTCTGCCACCGCAGATTCTTGATGTGTTGAACGTCAAAAGCACTGTTCGAAGATTCACACTGGTCGAAGAATGACCATCATTCCGAACTGGGAATCACCAGTTGTTCCGTTACACGTTGAACCCACCATCGAACCCGATGATGATGATTTCGAAGATGAAGAATGGGAAATGTGATGTTTGAACAATTACATGACACGCCAAAACAGGAGATATATCTTGAACTGATTGAAACAATCAGGAAGGCATCCACCTTTGCACCACGCAGCCAACAGGTTGCCATTGGTGCAAGTGAGATTGGCGTGGAATGTATTCGCCGGCTTTCCTACAAGATGCTCAATTGGCCGAAAGTCAATGACAGCAGCGAAGTGTGGCCGGCTGCGGTGGGAACAGCGATTCACGCGCATCTTGCTGACATTTTCGCCAAAGAAG